GGCGCGTATTGCGCCTCTCAGTGTTTCTACCACACTTCAATCCCGAACCTTGGTAGAGGTAAGTCAGATGCCGACTGCTCGTACGAGACTCAAAACTCATACGTCATTGGCTGGTGGATATTTGGACCTTTCAAATGGTCTATATTACCAGTCAAGCGTTGAGACTTTGTGGAAACGTACCGAAGACTTCACGGATAAGAAAGTGAGGGATGATGGTACTCTACCACCAACCAATCTTACTATCCAAGAAGTCGACGAGAGATCGTATGGCACGATCTCTGGCAATCAAGGTGGTCGTATCTTTTACGACCGTCCTTATAGCTCGGCGCCTACAGCCACTAGTAACTCAACATTCTTGGAGATAGAGGGATCCACTGCGGAGCTTAAAGCTAAGCTCCTGGCGGAAACCAATCCCTTCAGATATGAGTTGTCAGTACCAGTTCTGATTTCAGAAATGGTCGAGGCTGCCACTCTCTTGAAGATTGGTGCAAGTACTGCGTTTCAGCTTTATGGGTCGGGTTCTCTGAACTGGAAGTTCGGATGGGCCCCGCTCATTGCTGATATTAAGACACTTGCCTCAATTACACAAGTTATTGAAAAGCGAGTTCGCGAATTCAATAGTCTTGTCAAGAAAGGTGGATTGAAACGTAAGATCCATCTTGCTTCTGGCTCTAGAAGTTTTGTTGCGACGAATGAGTCGTTCCATTCTTCTCTAGCTGTTGTGGTTCGAGGCAATCGCCACACCACCTACAAGTCTGTAGTGTGGGGTAGCGTTCGCTGGAGGCCACGAAGGAAGGATCTTATTCCCGTCGATAAGCTCACGTCGTTCAACTTTGCTGCAAAGCAGGTGTTGGACCTACGTGGGCCAAGTCCAGGCACTGTTTGGGAGATGATTCCATTCAGTTGGCTGGTCGATTACTTTGTCAACGTGGGTGATGTGCTTAAAGCCATCTCCTACACTGACTTAGTAGAACCGTATGATATTTGTATCATGCGGAAGCGGGAAATTCGTTCAAGTAGGCTACCTGTCACCTTCCCTGCTTGGGCCACAGTCACAAATGGACTGGGGGTACGAACGTACAAGATGAGGGAGACTTTGTCTCCTGGCACGTATTCTGACTTGCTCAGCTTTAGCTTCTTTACGAAGCGAGAAGCTGAAACAATCTCCGAACTCTTACTATCTCGTAGAAGGTAGAAGAACTAACAGTCCACAAGAAGGCTGGTTTGGAGATTACTCCTCAACTCTGTGTGTGTGAAAGGTGCAAAAATGCTGACCTCCCCCATTACCATCACGATCGACGGTACAGCTCATTCGCTGTCCCGTATCAACAACGACAACTTCGGCTCCACCTACCTGAAGAAGGCAGCTGGACTCGAAATCCGCTTGGACATTCGCAATGCGAACGAATCCAAGTCGGCCGCTGGCCAGATGGAGCGTCACATCTGTGATCTCCAGTATACGACTTTCGATGTCGACGGGAAACCGACGACGATCCAGACGTATACGCACCTCCGCTTTCTTCGCGGAAGTGATCCGGTTATCGGGTCGAATGTTGCGAAGGCCCTCTCGGCCTTCGTCACTGCAAACATTGCAGCGGTCGCGAACTGGGAATCGTAAGATTCGCCAGGCCACAGAAGCGGTGATGGAGGACTAGCGCTAGGACCACTAACAAACCCATGAAAGGATTTGGCAATGGATAATAGCCTAGTTTCTCACCTGTCGAGGTACGTGGACGCTTTGTTTAAAGACATAGCGTTCGCGTACTCAAGGGCTCGTGAATTGGAGCGGGATAAAAACCGCCTCATTCACGAACTGGAAGTTCATGGTGAGAGAATTCTCACCATTGATCTCCCAGCCCTCGCCAAACACTTTTATCGGTGTTTGGATCAAGGACTGTACACTCGCTCTAACCTTCGTCTCTCGACGATGGTATCGAGGAGGGTGCAGGTTCCCGCATTTATGCGAGATCTGTACCTACAAGTCTTTGATAGTGAGGGAAAGCTTAGGGATGAGCCTTCTACAGACGCTATCAGCGTAATCATCACGATCACGCGGACTTTGTCTAAGGCAAAGTTGCCGTGTAGTAAGAAGGCACTTAGAGATGAAGCAAAGAACTTCATATCTATTGAGAGCATTCTCAAGACACCTTCCCTTAATTGGGAAGGGGATCATCTTGCCGATGGCAATATTGATCGCCATGTACTTCAGTTTTCTGACTTGCCTCGTCGGCAAGCCGGTGACCGGGTACAGCTTGAGCTTGTGCCTCGGATCGAGCCATTCATGTCTCGATCAGACGCAGCGATACTTCACCAAGTTAGTGACAGGATCGCCTCTGCTTTCGGAGACTTTCATGATGAAAGTCCTCGGGAGCTCCCTAAGCACGGACCGGGCCGAGTATCCAATCAACGTTCTGGTGTGTCAAAGTACCAGTTCGACGAATGGCCTACAAAGCTCGATGCCGTCTTCTCTTACGATCTTTATGCCCGAACCGACTTCGGCTTGGGACAAGATCGCAAGCGCGATAAGATGCGAGTCTCTCATCGAGAAACTCCATCCAAGCTTATTGCAGTACCAAAGACGCAGGCTGGACCTCGGCTTATAGCCTCGGAACCCAATCAGCATCAATGGCTGCAAGGTCTGGTTGCTAACCAGATCGTCGAACGTTATACTTCTACGGTCCTTAAGAACTGTATTAGTTTTGACAATCAAGAATTCAATGGCCGAATGGCTCTTGAATCTTCCAAGAGTGGCAGTCATGCCACTGTTGACTTGAAGTCAGCGTCCGATCGCTTGTCATGCTGGGCCGTTGAAAGGTTCTTTCGAGCCAATCAAACGTTGCTGGAACGAATCCATGCAACACGAACCAGGATGATTATCAACCGCGTTGATAGCACTGTCTGGCAACAGATAGTCTTGAGAAAGTGCTTTACGCAAGGTAATGCTCTCACTTTTCCAGTGCAGAGTATTTGCTACGCTATTGCTGCTATCGCGTCAGTTATTATCACCAATGGTGAAAAAGTGACTGATAGAACGCTAGAAGAAGCATCTACACAGGTCCGTATCTTTGGGGATGATATCATCATTCCCACGGACGCCCTTGAGACATTGGTAAGGATACTTGAAGCTCTTCAGCTTCAAGTCAACTATGGCAAGACTTTCTCAAAAGGAAAGTTTCGCGAAAGTTGCGGAGTTGACGCTTACGATGGTGTTAATGTAACACCAGTATTTGTCAAAACTGTCTCTACCAACCCTCGCCATGAACAGGCAGACTCTGCGATCGAATCAAGTAATAACTTGTTCAAAGCAGGGATGTGGAACGTTGCCGAATGGCTACGCTCCACCGTTAGGTATCAACTACCTGTCGTGTCGGTTCATAGCAATGCCTTTGGATGGTCGTCTTTTGTTGGATCATCGTACCAAGGTCTCAAATCTCGGTACAATGCATTTACCCAACAAACTGAGTATGCCGTTTGGGTCCTTAAAGACTCAAGCGACAAGCTCGACCAGCCAGGCTCCTACAAACTTTTTGAGTACTTACTCGAAAAGTCACGCAAGCCAAGTCTACACCCTCTCAGCTTTCTTCAAGCCAAGAAGGGTAGTGATCGCCTTGTTGTAGGTCAGAGGAGCTCAGTGATGAGCAGG